TTATTTCAAATAGATGGAATTGTATTTCACAAATACCTACACTTTCAACTTCCCCTTATACTCTGCAAGGCTTTGAACAGAAAGCACCTGTACCAACTTTTGAGGAAGCGTGGAAAAAAACGATGAGACTCTACGAACCTAAAAGTGAATACAATAAGGAAGAATATAAAGGTTATCCTTCGCAAGAATTAGCAGATGCTTCTGAAGCCCTGAGAAGATTACTATTTCTCAGAGACTATTACAATGAAGGTTGGCACCCTAATAAGAAGGATAAGGAGCAAAGGGGTGTTTCTGTTACTTTGGATTGTGATAACAATTTTATGGTATGGGGAATACTAAAAGAAACAGAACCATACAAGTTCATATTTAAAAATGATGAAACAGCAGAAAAATTCCTCGAAGAACAAAAAGAACTATTAGAAATCGCAAAACCTTTATTATGATGAGAAAAATAGCGATACGAGCATTAACATTCATTATTCTGTTAGTTTTATTAACATTTGGAGTAATGGCATTATTCAGGAGTGAACTCCCTTATTTATGGATTGTAGGGTTACTTGTAGCAATTCTTATACTGATTGTTTTCCCTTACAACAAGTTTTTTAGTAACTAAATTTAATTTTTTATACGCAATGAAAAAGATGATTTTTCTTTTATGTGTTATAGCCTCCTTAGTAGGTTGTAACAGACCTGAACCTAACTATGAAGGGGTTCTAATGACAGAGTACGGACGAAATGGTATTAATTCGTTCAAAATTGTAACAGGTGCGCAAGGGATATTAGGTCCAGGTAGTGAGCTGTATCAGGTACCAATGTGGGAGCAAGCGGGCGACCCTGATGTGGTGGAAATCACAGCAAAAGATGCAGGGGTATTCACGGTAGACCCTTCCTACACTTATACGCCTATTCGTGGCAAAGGGGCTGAAATTGTATTCAACTACAAGAACTACCGAATACAAGACCCTGAAACGTTCTTTGACAATGTAGAAGCTAATGTACTTAACAAGCGTGTTACAGACGCTTATCGTGAGGAAGCAAGAAACTACACCACTGACAGCCTTATGAATAACTTAGGTAAGTTTGAACTATCAGTACAAAAAAGATTGAAAGAGGAGTTTCAAACGAAATTCTTTGACCTTACTACACTTACATCGGGGCTTAAACCTCCTGCTTCAATGCTGAAAGCCGTAGAAGATAGAAACAAGGCTATTCAGGAAGCCAATAGGGTAAAGAATGAGTTAGAGACCTCAAGGATGCTGTTAGAAAAGGCAAAGATAGACGCTGAAACAAACAAAGTCCAATCGGTAGGGCTTACAAGAGAAATCCTAATGCAACAATATATTGAGATGTTAGGTAAGACCTCTAATAAGGTAATTATCACAGATGGCAGAACGCCAGTAATATTAGGTAATTAGTAAAACCTTTATTATAATGAAGAAAAAAACTCAAATAGCTTATATCTATTGTTCAAAAGAAGGTACTCCTCTCAAATTAGCAGGTAAAGTTGATGATGGTAACCCAGCCACTCTATACAAGTTAGTAAATAGTTGCTTTCGCTCTGAAGGAATAGAAGGAGGAAACATAAGGAATAGTTATGATTTAGCTAACAAACTTGTAATAGAAAAGGAAGCAAATAGTTTGGGTCTAAATTTTAAATTAGAGTTTAAGTATGAATAAAAAAATAAAAAGAACGGAATTAGATAGTTATGAGGTCTATATATTAGGCTTAACTATTTTAGGGGAGAATACAGAAGATGAAGAAAAAATTGATGAAGATTATTTCTATGATGCTTTTGTAAGCGCAGATATTGAAATTGATTTTGGTAGTTTTAAAGAAATCGTTTGTAGGTTATTTCCTTTGATTGATGTAGCTAAATCACCCTTAACAAATAAAATATATAAAGGATTTTCTAAGGACAAAGAAGGATTTAAAGAATGGTTAATTAAAGAGGAAATGTAAGAATGATAAAAGCAAGTGGCGAAATTGGAAGTCGCTCCGTCTGGTTGGCGGGATTAGGATACGTTCGAGTCGTACGTTCGCTTTGGTTTGTGACTAAATGCAGGTTCGAGTCCTGCCTTGCTTTCAAAATTAAAGACAAAATGGAAAAATTATATTTAAGTGAAGTAAAAGAGCGCTTTGAGTTATACAAAGTTGCTTTTAACCAAAAACCTCATGTCAGTAATCTTGCAAAGGAGTTAGGTGTTAAAACTACAACATTAATGAAATTTATAGTTGAAAACGACAAACATTTTCAATTGCATACTGATAATAAAGGAACTTATGTTTCACAAGTGTATGTCGGTTTAGAATATATTGAGTATAACAAGAAAAAATACAAAAACACAATATTCCTTGAAAAAGTATATTCTGATTATTCTAACACAGTTGATTTTCATTGTATTGAGACACATTCAATCCCTGACAAGGAAAGAAGAAATGAGTGGGCTAATACTCCTGAAAAAATTGATAAAATAAAGGATTATTTACAACAAGTAACATTTTTCGGAGACGGTTATAGTGGGGGGTATACAAGAAAGTATGATAACTATTTATCAAAACAAAACATAAAACTACTCATGTCTCAAGGTTGGAAGTTTGAAAATTATGATGAAAATAGTGATAGATAGTAACAAAGCAAACTATGATTTTCAACGCAAGTAATGAGTTTGATATACAACGGGCAAAGGAGCGGTTAGGGTATCTTATTGAGAGAAAAAAGACCTTTGAAATCACTGAAAAGAAGCCTAAACGTACCTACTCACAGAACAATTACATTCATCTCCTTTTTTCGTGGTTTGCATTAGAATATGGAGAGACCCCAGAATACGTGAAGCAAGAGATATTTAAGAAGTTAGTTAATTATGAAATATTCCTAACTGAATATGTGAATTATAAAACTGGAGAGGTAAGGAAAGCGTGGAGAAGCACAGCTGATTTAAACACAAAGGAAATGACAACCGCTATTGATAATTTCAGAGACTATGCCAGTAAGGAAGCGGGTATATACCTACCAACTCCTGATGATTTAAATTCTCTCAATGAAATAGAAAGACAAGTGAATAATTTACAAGGTAGGTATTATTAAGCAAGTTTTGCCACCTGTTAAGTAAGGATAAAAATAAGTTATAAAACATTGAATATCAAAGTGAAGATATAAATAAGCAAGATTTAAAGTAAAATAAGCAATAAAAAAGAATGAAAATGTTTGTTAGTTTTAAAAATAGTCGTACATTTGCACCAACTCAGACCAAGAGTTTTTATGCAACTTTGTCAGTATTAGCATTTTTTAATGGTAATACTGCAACAACTGATGTTGTTGCTAATGATATAGGCTATCAATTTCCTGCGGTTTGCTATGCTGTAAAGTTTGCAAATACTCTTGGTCGAGTGGAAAGAGATAGCCTCTTTTCTTTTTTAAAACTAACATTCAATTTTTGTTCGCAAATGACCAAGAGTACAAAAATTGCAGTCCTTACGAATAATAGTAACAAGGATTACACGCCTTGCAGTGCGACATCTGCCCAATCTTCATTGTTAGAACTCCTCCCAAAAGTTGCCCATATAGGTATGGAGTTAGAGAACAAAATCTTCAATCTTTCAAACACGAAAGACCTTTTACTTGACAATCTTAACAGCGGATTAGATGAGCTTCCTGATGGAGTGCTTAAGGATAGGTTATACAATATCCTTTGGCAGATACAGACTATTGACGACTGTATCGCTGATTGTATGACTGCTGATGACTTCTACAACTTGGATAACTTCATCTTCTACTCTAAGGAATTATTAACTTCTAAAACTATTTAATTATGTACGAAATAACAAATACAAACTATCAATCTATGAAAGAGTTGATTAAAATCACTGAACAAAACGGCAAACGTGCTGTGTCCGCAAGAGAGTTGCATTTGTTTTTAGAAAGCAAACAAGAATTTGCAAATTGGATTAAAAACAGAATAGATAAATATGGTTTTATTGAAAATCAAGATTATGAGGTTTTTGACAATTTTATCAAAAACCCTAATGGAGGGCGTCCCTTAATAGAATATGCATTGACCATAGATACAGCAAAAGAAATTGCTATGGTAGAGGGGAATGAAAAAGGTAAAACGGCACGTCAATATTTTATTGAGTGTGAAAAGCAACTAAGAGCAAAAGAACAATCACATCAACAAATTCCTCAATCATTTTCAGAAGCATTGCGGTTAGCCGCTGAACAAGCTGAGAAGATAGAAACACAACAAAAGCAACTTCAAGAACAAGCCCCAAAGGTACTATTTGCTGACACTGTTATAGGCTCTCAATCGTCCTGCCTTATTGGTGAATTGGCAAAACTCATTACTCAAAAAGGCTATGAGATAGGAGAAAAAAGGCTTTTCAAATGGTTGCGAGAAAATCACTACTTAGGGAAAAAAGGGGAATATTACAACATCCCTAATCAGCAATATGTAGAGCAAGGGTTGTTTGAGTTGAAAAAAGGAACACGCTCAGGAAGTGGTGGAGTAATGCATACAACTATAACACCAAAAGTAACAGGCAAAGGGCAAGTGTATTTCGTGAATAAGTTCCTAAGAACACTATAAAATCATTGTAATGTACCATTGTGTACCCCGATTGGCAAGCTCTCACGTTCGAGCCGTGAGCGGGGGCAAAATTTTAAAATCAAAAAGTAATGAGAACAATAAAATTTAGAGGATACTCTACTACATTTAAAGAAAATGAGTTTTTCTATGGTGATTTAGTTCAATATCACAAAGATGAAATATACATAGTTGAACAAAATTACAGAAATTGGGATATACTATATAGCGGAATTAGAGTAGAACCTAATTCAATTGGTCAATTCACTGGTGTATATGACAAAAACGGAAAAGAAATATATGAGGGTGATATAATCAATTTCAATTACTTAGCTGAAGAAGGTGAAGAAAGACATTTTATATCTGGAGGAGATTATGATAGTGAAATAATTAGAAGATTTTATATTGAAGATGAATACAAAGGAGTAGTAGTATTTAATGAAGGTGCTTTTAAAATAAAATTTCAATATAAAGGACTTGAATATATTGATAAATATAAGAGATATGAAGAATATAGAAAATATGGAGAATATAAACGTATCTATGTAGAAAAGCTAATTCCTTTATCTTTCCAAGAACAGACTTTAGATGATTTAATGTTTATGTTTGCAGATGGTGATATGAAATTCTATAATATAGAAGGATTAGATTTTTACAATGAAAATAACATTTATGCTTTAGTAAAAGAGTCTGAGAAACTTTATGAGAGTAAAAAAGAAGGTGATTACGATAAATATCTTGAATTAGATAATAAGATATACACCTTAATAAAAGAAGGTTTAAAAGATATACTATATAAAATAAAAGTAATTGGAAACATTCACGATAACCCAGAATTACTTAAATAACAATTAACAACCGATTTGAGAGGAGATTGAGTGCGCATAAATCTTTATCAAATCTCTAATTTCAAATCAATGGAAAGAGAAAGTTTCGTTTTTTACAGCTCATTCTTAAAAGCTATCCGAGCGATAAAAAAGAGGGACATTCAAGCTGAGTTAGCACTTGCCATAATCGAGTATGGAATAACAGGTGAGACTACTGAATGTGGCGAGGTAGTGAGTGTGGCAATGGAGCTGATAAAACCACAGATAGAAGCTAATAATAAAAAGTACATTAATGGGATGATGGGAGCGGAACACGGTGTAAAAGGAGGAAGACCAAGAAAAGAAAAACCCCAAGATAACCCCGAAATAACCCCTGAAAAACCCCTAAAAAACCCCAAGATAACCCCCAATGTAAATGTAAATGATAATGTAAATGTAAATGTAAATGTAAATGATAATATTTCTTTTTTAAAAGAAACAAAAAGAGAGAACGAGATTTCTGATTTGGAAAATGAAAATTCAGAATCTCCCTTAGAGACCCTTCGAGCTCCAAAAGAACAAAGCGGGGGCGGGCGGAAGAAATTCACTATACCAACCCCTGAAGAAGTGCAGGCTTATTGCAACGAGCGAGGTAACGGCATTTCTGGACAGCAATTCTGTGACTTCTATGCTTCTAAAGGCTGGAAAGTAGGGAGTCAGTCAATGAAAGATTGGAAAGCATCAGTACGAACGTGGGAGGGAAAGAGAAGAGAAGCCACAGCGCCTACGTCACAAGTATCACCAATTGTAACGAGTCCTAAGAGGTTCTATTATGACGAGAATGGAGTAGAGATAACTTATTAGAAAAGAAGAAATTATGCAAAGTAACAGAGCTATTCCAAGCGATTTAGAGCTTGAGCAAATCGCATTAGGAGGAATGCTGATTGACAAGCGAGGCGTACCTGAATTCATTGAATTGGTCAAGGATACGAATGTATTCTATCACTCACAGAATGCAGTGATTTATGAGGCTATCCTTTCACTTTACAAAGATTCACAGCCAGTTGATTTGGCAACGGTGCGTATTGCTTTGCAACAGGCGGGGAAATTGCAACAAGCAGGAGGAGGAGCTTACTTGGTATCCCTTACAGAGATAGTGAGTTCGTCGGCGAATATACAGCAATACGCATTGCTACTCATTCAATTGTACGTAAAGAGAAAGAGTATTGAGATAGCTGGAGAGTTGCGAGAGCAGGCGTATGAGGAGGACACAGACATCTTTGAACTTCTAGAGGGCTCATACAGAGAGCTTGATAGGATTTCGGATTGGCTTTCCATCAAGCAACCCAAAGTATTAGGGGATTACCTTACAGAGGTTCTCAAGGTTCGTTCTGAACGTGCAGGAGTACCTTGTGCAATACGAGATTTACACTTGAAATTCAATGGTTATCAGCCAAGCGCATTAACAGTAATAGCGGGTCGTCCTGCAATGGGGAAGACAGCATATGTACTCAATGAGGCGTTACATCAGGCTCGGATGGGTTATCCTGTAGGTTTTTTTTCTCTGGAAATGAGTGCAGAACAACTCACCGCTAGACTCTTTGCTAACTTCGCCCAGATAAATAGCGACCACCTTTCCAATGGGAAGATGACCCCCTCAGAATTGGAGGAGGCAGGGAAATACAGAGAACCTTTCGGTAAGTTGCCTTTGTATATCGATGACGAGCCTTACCTTTCCTTGCTTTCCTTGAAAATCAAAGCGAAAAAGTGGGTAAGAGAGAAGAAAGTGAAGATTATCTACATCGACTATTTGCAGTTGATAAGTAACCCGTTGAAAGGAAGGACAAGAGACCAAGAAATTAGCGAAATATCTCGTAATCTTAAGGGGTTGGCTAAGGAATTGAATATCCCTATCATTGCTCTTTCTCAGTTGTCAAGGAGTGTAGAGACTCGAGGAGATAAAAGACCTATGCTTTCAGACCTTCGGGAATCAGGAGCTATAGAGCAGGATGCTGACAATGTACTTTTCCTTTATCGTCCAGAATATTATAAGATTCCACAATGGGACGATGGCGCTCCTACTGCTAACGAGGTAGAAATTATCATTGCTAAGTATCGTAATGGAGGAGATGGGAGTGTGATTGCAGGCTGTCAGCTACAGTTTATGCAATTTTTTGAACGATATAGAAATATAAGTATTAATATCTCTCAAGAAAATAATATTCCAAAAATTGACCCTAAAAATAACAGTCCATTTTAAAGATGAATAACAGTAAATTTTCAACAGAACTAAGAGCACGAGGGCTACAAATCACCGAAAAGGAAGCCAAATACCTTATGGAGATAGCTGTAGCTGATTATCGTGAAAATCAAGTAAAACCAATCCTTAAGCGGGAAAATATGGCTCATTACCTAATTTTAGCCTTAGCCTTTTGCGATGCTACGAATGAATTACTATGTATGATAGAGGAAGGTGATCTAAAATACAAATTCAAGAGTAATTTCAAAAATGCAAAGAAGCACACAAGAGAAGTGGTAGAAGAGTTCAAGAATCTTAACAAGAGTGATGAACCCCTCCTTAAGGCTTTTGAATCTTATGCAGATGATATATCCGAGTTGGTATATGCACATTTAGACGGAATTAATAACAGACAAAGCAAATGAAAATCATAGACCTATTTAGCGGGATTGGTGGCTTTTCTCTCGGATTTCAGCGGGCAGGCTACCAATTTACAGAACACTATTTTTCAGAGATAGACAAACACGCAATAGCTAATTATAAACACAATTTTCCAAATGCAAAATACATCGGAGACATTACCACTCTTCACGGAGGAGACTTTGCAGACATTGACATTATCACTTTCGGTTCGCCTTGCGTCGATTTCTCAATGGCTGGAAAAAGAAAGGGGCTTAAAGGAGGCAAAAGTAGCCTTATCGAGTACGCAATTGCCCTCGTGGCTCGGCTCAG